TTCGTGCCCAAGGGAGGGCAGTTTCTGGTAGATTAAACTTTAAAGAAGTAAAACTCACAGAATTTCAAAGGTTTCGTAAGGTCGATCTTCAAACAACCCGTGTGGCCGAGGTTTTGAAGGTTACAGACTCCGAAGGCCACGAATATTTTGAAGTTGATCATCTATCACAGAATATAGTCTACAAGGCAATCAGAAACACCAACACCTCCACCAATAATACAGTGCGAAATATTCTTAAAGCCTCTCCTGTCGCTAGAAGGTTTGTGGTCGAGAGAATAGGAGATCAAATATTTTTACAATTTGGTTATGGTTCGGACTCCGAATTACTATCAGAATCGGTTGTGGATCCTTCATCGGTTGTAATGAACTTGAATGGTAGGACTTATACCACTGATCAGGATTTTGATCCAACGAATTTAATAAGCACCGATAAGTTCGGAATTGCGCCGGCCAACACAACCCTGCGAATTAGTTACAGAGTGAATACTACGAGCGATGTAAACGCAGCGGTTAATACAATTGTGAACAGCACTCGTCCGTCATTTAAATTCACATCCCAGGGCTCCTTGTCGCAGGCCACAAGAAATGGTGTTATGGGCTCTTTAGAGGTTACAAATGAGGAACCCTTTGTGGGCGACATCTCATTGCCTTCCTCTGACGAAATCAAACAAAGAGTATTTGGATATTACGCCACACAGAACAGGGCCGTAACAATACAAGATTATCAGACAGTGTGTTATGCGATGCCTGCTAAATTTGGAGCAGTTAAAAGGGCAGCCGTTGTAAGGGACTTTGATGAATTCAGAAGAAATCTTAATGTTTATGTTATATCGGAAGATACGAGCGGCAAACTGCTGGCGGCAAACTCAACGTTAAAGAACAATTTAAGAAATTGGCTTCTCCAATACAAGGTGGTCAACGACACAGTTGATATCCTTGATGCTGTTATAGCCAATTTTGGTATCAACTATGTTGTAGCAATTGATATTAATGCGAACAAGTTTACGGTTTTGAATCGAGCGACTGCCGCAATAAGGCAATATCTGCTCCGAAATCAATATGATATTGGCGAGTCTATATTGCTCACAGAATTTTACAAAGTATTACAGAAGGTTGACGGCATTATTGATGTTGTTGACTTGGAGATTGTTGGCAAGAGTGGGGCCTCTTATGCTGCTTCTAGTTTGGACTATAAAGCAAATCTAACTGCTGATGGAAGAAGGATCTTGGCTGACAAGAACACCGTGTTTGAATTAAAATATCCCAATCTTGATATTAAGGGATCAGTCCAGTAATGGCTATTTTAAGATATACTGCGAGCGCAGATACTACCATTACTAACGCATACGAGGCCAATCTTGTAACGAGAGGAACTGGCTCAAATATGGGGTATGCGGATTCCCTAGAGGTTTTCTCTATTTATGGACAAGGATCTGGTTCAAACGGCCAGTCACAAGAACTCTCACGTATACTTGTTCAGTTCCCGATAAGCTCTATATCTGCCGATCGAACCGCTAATACAATTCCGGCCTCTGGTAGCGTGTCTTTTTACCTTCGGATGCATAATGCGGCAACTCCATTCACATTACCACAAAACTTTAATTTGGTTGTGGCCCCCGTCTCGCAGTCTTGGAATGAGGGCGACGGCCTGGATATGGATGAATACCAGGACTTGGGATATGCTAATTGGTTGTCGGCCAGCAGCACTGCTGCGTGGACTTCTATTGGCGGCGACTATCTAACTGCGTCCAACTATAATGTTTCTTTCCCGCAGGGATATGAAGACATAGAACTAGATGTTTCACAGATTGTGGAACAGTGGATTGGGAGCACATTCACTAACTATGGTTTTGGCGTCCACCTCACCGCAAGCCAAGAGGCTTACTTCTCCAGTTCTCTGGGGGCCGACAGCGGCTCTGTTATCCAGAACACGGTTGGCGCAACGCAGTCGTATTACACAAAGAAGTTTTTTGCGCGGTCTACGGAGTTCTTTTTCAAGCGACCTGTGATTGAAGCCAGGTGGGACTCGCGGACTAGCGATGATAGAGGAAATTTCTTTTATTCCAGTTCGGTTGCCCCAGCCGCGGACAATTTGAACACGCTTTATTTCTACAATTATATTAGAGGAAAATTGGTTAACATACCGGCTGTTGGAGCGGGAAACATTTTGGTGTCGCTCTACTCGGGCTCCACAGTAGCAACAGGCTCTAAACTTGTGCTGTATGACGGCAACACGAACGTTACAGGCGGTTGGGTGAGCACGGGTATATATTCGGCCTCCGTTGGCATTACGGCGTCTTCTACGCCGCTAGAGAGGCTCTATGATGTATGGCACTCATCGTCTGTTGAATATCATACTGGCTCCATAAATCCAGCAGAATTTTCATCATTTGCGGCAGCACCAACATTTGATAAGGTCACAACAATTACAAACTTAAAGAAATCGTATTCCACCAATGAAACCGGACGGTTTAGAATGTTTGTAAGAGACAAGAACTGGTCTCCAACAATTTATTCTGTGGCGACAGCAACAAACCCAACAGATGTAATTGTTAGCGGTGCCTACGCAGTATCCAGGGTAATTGACGACTTGACTGTTGTTTCGTATGGGACAGGAAGCGACAAGCAGACTTATACTTCATACGACGTAGATGGTAATTATTTTGATCTAAACATGTCTTTACTAGAAGGCGGATATATGTACAAAATTAAGTTAGCCTACTACAATGATTCAATTTCTACCTGGGTGGAGCAACCTTATACATTCAAATTTAGAGTTGAAGAATAATTAGAGCATGAGCATTAAGAAATATTTTGATATCACATCAAAGATTAAATCTCTCGCAAACAAATCTACCGACGAAATATCAAATCAGGTAGAGTCCGTTGCGTATCATACGCAGGACATAATTGAAGAAGAGAGATTTATACCTCGTGTAGACTTATCAAAACCAGAGAATTTTGCTCGCTATGGTTCCGCAAAGGAATATTATGCTCAATCTATAAAAAGAATTTATTCAACTTATCCCTATGATGGATCTTTAAAAGAAAGATTGGAGTGGGAGAACGATTCCACTTATCTAGATCTTCACATATACGATAATGAATACCCCCGCACTAACGGATACATAATCTTTTCTGCTGATGGTTGGGGCGCCGGCTCGGCTACGGATGGATACGGGCTTCCGACTACAACTGAATACATTTATTTCAAAGGAGGGCCGAACACAAATCCAAACGGAATGAGCCCATATTCAATAGCATTTACGGGGTCCAACTATTACGAGACTTCAAAAAATCGTGTATCAAATTTAGATTTTTCGTTAGCAACAAAGGGAGTATCTGTTGAGTTTTGGCTTAAAAAGTCCGCATTCATAACCGGATCGACAGAGAAAGAAGTTATATTTGATTTGTGGAATGGGAATGCTTCCTCTTCTGCTGATTATGGGCGCCTTAGAATTGAGTTGACCGGCGCAACAGCCGGCACAGATCCGTTTAGGGTGACGATATACTCTGGTTCTACTGGCTTCTACCAACAGGGTGTCGCTGCTTCTACTTTTACAACCGCGTCAGTGGCCGATGATACTTGGCACCACTATGCGCTTACTTTCAAGTCTGCTTCGGCTGGCGTAACCTCGCGTTTTTATGTTGATAGCCAATTAAATAACGAAACCACACTCGGCTCGGCCGGAATTAATGATGTCTCGGGCCTTGATCTCCGCGCCAATATCGGTGCTTTGCTGACCGCTCCTTCTGGATCGGCAGCCGTCGCTTATGCCGGCAAACTATCTGCTTCTTTGGATGAGTTCCGCTATTGGAAGACCCAAAGAAGTTCACAAGAAATTGGAAGATTTTGGTTTACACAAGTCGGCGGTGGGGTAAACTCCGATCCCAAACCTTTTGTCGACACATCAGAAGTTGCCAATATAGATTTAGGGGTTTATTACAAGTTTAATGAAGGCATAACCGGAATCTCCACCACAGATGATACAGTTCTTGATTATTCTGGCCGTGTATCCAATGGTGCCTGGACGGGGTATACTTCAAATTCAAGAAACACGGGTTCGGCAATTGTTTTGTCAACCGCCGCAACTAGCGAATTTAAAGATCCAATTATATATTCTTCTCATCCGGATGTAATATCTTTAAGCAGTCGGCTTGAAACTTCGGGTTCTGCTCACGATGCTAATAACAATGCTACCATATATGGTTCTATTCCTTCTTGGATCACCGAAGAAGATGCCGAGGGAACAGGGGATGTAAGAAAACTAACCCAAATTATAGCGAGTTATTTTGACACACTCCAACTACAAGTGGAGAGCCTTAATACCCTAAAAGATATTGATTATGTTAGTGGTAGCAATAAACCACTTCCTTTTGCTGAAAAACTATTAAATTCATATGGCTTTGTGTCTCCGGAGATATTCCTTGACGCAGATATTTTTGAAAAGATTGCCGACAGAAGTGAAGATAAAGTTTACGAGAAGTCTCTTCACGATATTAAGAATATAATTTATCAAAATATATACAACAATTTGTCTTACATCTATAAGACCAAGGGCACCATAAAGTCGTTTAGAAATCTAATGCGCTGTTTTGGTATTGATGATGAAATCGTCAAAATCAATATGTATGCGGATAACATTGAATATGAGTTAAGGAATAATAGAAGAAATATAATTGTTGGCGATAGGTTCGTAAACTTCAACACGGGGGGTAACAAGAACGCGACAGTTTACAACTACACGGATTCAACAAACACAAATGCTGTTGGGTTTATAACGTCTAGCACTGCTTTGACTGGTGGTTATGCTCTCACACTAGAAACAGAAATCTTATTTCCTTTAAAGCTTGAAGAGGACAGTGATTATTATTTTGAGACGAACGCCATAAGTTCTTCATTGTTTGGAGTTCACGGCACTGTGGATTCGGGCACGGATACAACCTGGGCCACAGCAGACGCGGT